CCTCACAACTGGTCAGGTTTACGACCGATTTGATCGAGCCAAACACGTTTCAGCACTATCTGAACAGGAATATCAGAACGAGCCACTACGTGTTGGCGTCGACTTCAACATCGGCAACATGAGCGCAGTCATCGGTGTCCGTCTTGACAACAAACTTCATCTGATCGACGAGATCAGTGGCGCTCATGACACCGACGCCCTGGCACAAGAATTACGCCAAAGATTTCCCAACTCCGTTGTCTATGTCTACCCTGACGCATCAGGCTCGGCGCGATCTACGAATGCCAGCCGCACAGACATCCAGATCTTGGAATCGTATGGTTTCAGCAACCAATCACCAAAGGCGAATCCTCCCATCCGTGATCGGGTGGCTTCTGTACAAGCTCTTCTGGAGAATGGGAAAGGCGAAGTCAGGCTTCAGATAGCACCACGCTGTAAGCGGACAATCGAATGCCTCGAACTGCAGAGTTACACGGAAGCCGGGGATCCTGACAAGGACGCAGGCTATGACCACATGAACGATGCTTTGGGCTATCTCGTCTACAGAGACTTCAGCATGCTCAATGCGCGTGCTGGTCGTGGTACTGGGATTAGGCTTTACTAAACTGCAGGCATCGCGCGGGTTTTAGCTGTGTATTCAGGGTTTTCTGGGCGGCAACGTATTGGCAACGTCACTCAGGTGAACGATCCGAATACAGCGTGGGTAAACATGGAACCCCATTGGGGTTTGATTGAAACACTTCTAGGTGGCACATACAAGATCAGAAAAGGCCATAGAAAGTTTTTGCCGCAAGAGCCACGAGAGCTTGATGAGTCCTATGACAACAGACTGCAGAGATCCGTTCTTGCGCCGTACTACTTGCGTTTAGAGCGGATGCTTGCAGGCATGTTGACTCGCAAGCCTGTGCGTCTCGATGACGTGTCAGACGTTATTCGTGAGCAGCTTTTCGACGTTGATCTGCAAGGCAATGATTTACAGACTTGGTTATTCGCCACCAGCCGTCAGTGCATCAGGTACGGCCACGTTGGCGTTCTTATAGATGCGCCTGCAGCAAGTGAAAACGGCCGTCCATACTGGGTCAGCTACACGCCTCGCGACATACTCGGATGGCGTAGTGAGATCAAAGATGGCAAGCAAGAATTAACGCAACTGCGTTTGTCAGAAAAGATTGTTGTGCCAGATGGCTTGTACGGCGAGAAGCAGGTTGAGCAAGTTAGGGTGCTAACTCCAGGTGCTTTCGAGATTCACCAGAAAGATCAGAAAGGAGATTTTGTTGTTGTCGACGAAGGTCGAACAAGTTTGAGCGAGATTCCATTCAGCGTTGCTTACTCGAATCGCATGGGCGTGCTGGAATCACTGCCACCCTTGGCTGACATTGCAGAGCTGAACTTGCAGCACTATCAAGTTCAATCTGACCTTTCCAATCAGCTGCATATTTCGGCTGTGCCAATGCTTGCGTTGTTTGGCTTTCCTGCAGCAGCGGAAGAGATCAGCGCAGGTCCAGGAGAAGCGTTAGCACTGCCGGAAGGTGCTGCTGCTCAATACATTGAGCCAGCTGGTAACAGCTATGACGCGCAGTTCCGCCGATTAGAGCAGATCGCCTCGCAGATCAATGAACTTGGTCTTGCTGCTGTTCTAGGCGCAAAGCTCGTCGGAGAAACAGCAGAGGCTAAGCGCATCGACCGGAGCCAGGGCGACAGCACCATGATGGTCGTCGCACAGCAGATGCAAGATCTGATCGACAACAGCTTGCGATTCCACGCCGATTACATGCAAGAGCGCAACCCTGGCAGCAGCCTCGTTAATCGCGACTTCATGGGTACGCGACTTGAGCCGCAGGAGATTCAAGCATTACTGCAGCTCTACACGGCTGGAACCATCACGCAAGAGACCTTGCTGCTTCAGCTAGAGGCAGGAGAGGTACTAGGCGACGACTTCGATGTCGAGCAAGAGCTTGAGGCGACACAAGCAGGTGGATTGATCGAAATCAATCAGCCTGAGCCAAGGCCGGAAGCGGCAGAAGAAGCCACAATGCCAGCAGAGACGTCGGAGACCGAGGATGAGTTGGCTGGATAATTTGCGGAACGGTAAAAAGCGAGATCCAATCAACCGGCTTCTGTTTTTTTCCAAGCAGGAGCTGTCCGAGCAAACCTATGCGGTCATTAGGGTCACTTGGTATTTCAACGGCAAAATTTGTGGCGTATCAGAGACCTCAATCGGCGTCTATGAGCAAGACGTGATCGCTGAGTTCTCTGATCTTGTCGGCAACGCGCTTCGGGCTGGCTGCGATGTTTCTGTGGCATGCATTGATGATCCTCAATATCTAGGCATCTATGACTCATGAGCACACCATCGGAGTTCTACAGCAACGCCATCAACCTGAACCGCTACAGCAATAGCGTCGCGAAGCGAATCATCAACGCCTACAACGATTTAGTCGTTGATGCCATCGAACAGCTGAGAGGGCTGGACGATTTAGCGGCGCCTGACAAGGCAGCGCGTTTAAGGTCGATATTGGCGCAGCTCAAAAGCAACGTCGGGCGATGGGCAAACGAAAGCGTTTCATTGTCAATCGAGGAGCTTGAGGAGCTTGCCGGTGTCGAAGCTGGTTTCGTTGCAGCAGAGCTGCGGAAGGCATTGCCCGCAGAACTCCGTGACACCGTCAATCCTGTTGTCATCTCGCCTAATTTTGCAGAGGCAGTCGTGACTGTTGATCCAACGCAGCGCGGCATCGTTTCGCTCAGTGATGACTTGCAAGCTGCTGTCACAGGTGCAGGCACCGGCGTTCGTTTGACTATCGCTGAGGGTGTCACGCTGACGCTGCCTAATGGACAAGTGCTCCAAAAGTCATTTCGAGATTTAGGCGAAAAGCAAACAGCATTGTTTGGTCAAGCTGTTCGTAACGGTTTATTGCAGGGAGAAACAACCGATTCGATCGTCAAACGCTTGAAAGGCAGGCTGAGGCAAGGACAGCCTGGAAGCATCAATCAGGTGATCGCAGCTGGTGGGCAAGCAACAATCCCTGCTGACAACCAGATTCGTACGTTAGTCCGCACGTCGATCAATCAGGTTGCAAATGCAGCGATCCAAAAGGTTTTCGAGGCGAATCAAGACGTAACCAAGCAATACAAGTACGTCGCAACGCTGGATGGCAGGACATCAGCTATCTGTCGGGCACTAGATGGAACAGTGCATGACTACGGCAAAGGGCCGTTGCCGCCACAGCATTTCAACTGCCGCTCAGCGACAGTGCCGATCATTGACTACAAAGGGCTTGGCATACCGGAGCCTGAGGAGGACGAACGCTCAAGCGCCAGTGGATTAGTTCCTGAAGGCACAACTTATGGCAGATGGTTGGCGAATCAAACAGCAGCGGAAAGAGAACGAATCCTTGGATCACGCGCTAGTTACTTCGATTATTTGAGTAAGCAAGTAGGGCCAGAAGACGCGATCCGCAAGTTTGTTAGACAGGACGGGTCAGAGCTAACGTTGGATCAGCTAAAACGCCGCTATCCCGATGTCTCTGCCAGCTAAGTACAAGTTTACGGTTCAGGGCGAAGAGGCGAAAGCCAAGCCGAAAGCTGCTTCAAAGAAGAAAGCTGCTAAAACAGAAGAGCCAAAAGGAGACGAGTGATGCCTGGCTATCACGGATCCAAGAAGCCTCAAAAGCCCATGGGCAAAGGCAAGAAGAAGAAGGCAGGTAAGAAAAAATGAAAAAAGGATCTCGGGTTAGCTGGACGTACCAAGGCAAACGGACTTATGGCGTTGTAACGAGCGTCAAAGGCGAAGGCGCCTACAGCATCAAAGGACCAACTGGCGGTACAGTCACTAGACGTGGCGCTAAAGGCGATCCGATCATTGCGATCAAATCTGAAAGCACCGGCAACCCTGTGCTGAAAAAACGGTCACAACTTCGTTCTGCGCCTAAGCGCAAATGACGATTAAGCGTGGTGGCCATACGTTTGCGGGCTTTGATAAGCCCATCCGTACGCCGAACCATCCGAGCGGCAAGTCTCACGCTGTCGTCGTTAAAGACGGCGATAAACCGAAGCTCATTAGGTTCGGGCAGCAGGGTGCTAAGACGAAACGTCCGCGCAAAGGCGAGAGTGCTGCGGACAAGGTTAAGCGCGCATCGTTCAAAGCACGCCACGCAAAAAACATCTCGAAGGGGAAGGCATCTGCCGCATATTGGGCAGACAAAGTAAAGTGGTCGTGAAAACAACCTTACGGGTTATTCATGTCTGAAGAGCAAAATCAGGAGATTACGTCTCCTGCGGCTCCAAACAATTCCGAAGTGGATGCACTTAAAAACAGCATCCAAGCGTTAGAAAAAAAGAATTACGAGCTAATCGGAAAGCTCAAAGACGCTAAGACCGTGCCTGATGGCGTCGATGTTCAGGAGTTGCTTGAGTTCAAGCGGACTGTTGAGCAGAACAAACTTGAATCAGAAGGCAAGTACACAGAGGCGCGTCAAGCTCTTGAGCAGCAGTTTCGTGAAGCCTC